GAAGCAAAACCAGATTTTTTAGACATGGACAAAGATGGTGACAAAAAAGAACCTATGAAAAAAGCCATTCAAGACAAAGAAAAAGACAAGAAGAAAAAAGACATCAAAGAAGGCGCAGAAGACACTGCCAAGATAGTGATGGCTGCCAACAGCATGGTGGACAAAATCACTGGTTGGTTGGAAGACACAGCCAAAATGCAGACTGAAGTCAATCTTGACCTAGGCGATGAGATCAGAAACGAAATGGGTTCTGAAAAAGCAGAAGAATTCATTGCAACCATGAAACCCGCAATAGAAACATTATACAGCCAATTGGAAACTGTAAGAAAATCATTCACAGGCGGCGTAGCTGTCCTGACAGGCGAAGAAGCGCCGGCAACCTTGGGCGCAGATGCTCCAACAGATGACATTGAAGATCTTGAAACAGAAGTAGAACCAGAAGTTACACCAGACACAGCAGATGACTTCACTGCCAGCGAACCAGCCACAGGTGGTGAAGAACCTGCAGACAGAAAAAAAAGAGAATCCATCATTAGAAGAAGTCCAAAATTAGCAGAAATGTTGTCAAAACCTTTCATCGGAAAAAAAAAAGGTTTAGTCATCGAGACTGATCACAGTCGTATCACTCAAGTATTAAGAAATTTAATTGCCACTGCCAACAGTCAGCAACAACCTGCCTACATCAATTATGTGGCATTGAATCGCATCATGCAAAACGTGCAAGGAGATCAATACAGTTTTGATGCTGTGAAGCAAGCCTACGACACGGATGCAGAATTCAAATCCATCATCAAAAATTTTGACCGAGAAGGTATCACACTCAAAACAGATGTGACCAAACCAGGCACTGCACCTCAAACACCAAAAAAGAATGCTGTGGATCGCATGGCACAGCAGGCATTGAAAAAACGATCCAAATAAAAAGATTGACAAAATCCCGCATAAATCGTATACTGACACAATGACCCAAAGAACTAAATTGGACATTATGTCTGACATTCACACAGTGATTGAAAAATATGTGTTGCCAGGAGTGGGCAGTCATGGGGGTGCTGTGCGAGTGATGAATTTTGATGAAGCCACAGGTACACTCACACTGCAGATGGGTGGAGCATGTTCAGGCTGTGCCGGCAGCAAAATGACTCTGCAGCATGGAGTGGAAAAAATTTTGTTTCATTATGTGCCTGAGGTCAAAAAAATTCAAGCAGAAGATGATGAACACAGCACAGTGGATCCTTACTTCAGTCATCCCATAGATTATCCTAGTGCCAATGAGATGTTGGACGAACTCAACCATCTCAGCAAATTTGTGGGCACAGATCAGGACAAAAAAGAATAAAATTTCCGATGACACTACTTAAACCACGATATCAGTACGAAAATTTAAAAAGAGTGTTAGTTGATGGCAAAAGATTATACAGTTGTCCCAATGGTGAATCACTGCCATCAGTCACAACCATATTGGACAGTACCAAAGATAAATCACATCTGATAGAATGGCGTCGCAAAGTGGGTGAAGAACAAGCCAACATTATCACCAAAGAAGCCAGTGGCATTGGAACTCGCATGCACAAATATTTGGAAGAATATATTGAACGAGGCAGTTGGGGCGCACCTGGTTCAAATCCATTTGCACAGCAAGCACATCAAATGGCTCAGACCGTGGGCAAGAATGCTTTGATTCATGTGGATGAAATATGGGGTTCAGAAGTGAGTCTTTACTATCCTCAAATTTATGCTGGCACCACAGATTGTGTGGGCACTTACAAAGGTGCACCCTGCATCATAGATTTTAAACAGAGCAACAAACCCAAGAAAAAAGAGTGGATCACTGATTATTTTTTACAGCTCACAGCCTATGCTGAAGCCCACAACAAAGTGTATGGCACACAGATCAAAGAAGCTCATGTGTTCATGTGCAGTAGAGATTTAACATACCAACAGTTTGACATCAATGCTTTGGAATATTCCAAATATGCAGACCAGTGGTGGGATCGTGTGGAACAATACTTCAAAAAACAAGCAAACCACACCGCATAATACACTTCTCAGTCGATAAATACACTTGCAACAATCAGCAAGTTTTAGGAGTAAACACGTGGCAATTGTATCAATCAGTAGGATTCAAGTACGCAGAGGCCAAGCCAATGCAGGCTCAGGCATACCTCAATTGGCGGGTGGAGAATTTGGTTGGGCAGTGGATACCCAAGCATTGTACATTGGTAATGGTTCTGTGTCAGAAGGCGCTCCTGCAGTGGGCAATACAAAAATTTTAACTGAACACGACAATTTATTTGAACTCAGCAGCGAATACATTTATGGTGACGAGAGTGTGGTACAAACAGGTGCTTCGTCAGGATCACCTATTCAACGCACACTGAAAGACAGATTAGACGACACAGTGAGTGTGAGAGCATTTGGTGTTGAAGCAGATGGCAGCACAGAAACAGTGGAATTACAAAGAGCCATTGATCAATTGTTTGTGAATGTGGCCACAGTGGGCAATCCTCAAAGCCGAGTGCAACTGCACATACCAGCAGGCAATTACATTATTAATAATAGTTTGAAACTACCACCATTCACCACACTGATTGGAGATGGCAGTGACAAGACCATCATCAATCAAACAGGCAACTTTCCTGTGTTCGAAACAGTGAATGGATTGAGAATTCCAGGAGTGGCCGGCAATAGAGCAGCCACCACCACATTGAATCAAGCACGTCATATCACCATCAAAGGCATGACTTTAAATATCACAGGCAACAACACAGCCATATTGATTGACAACTGTGTGAACAGTGATTTCGAAGACATCAAAATAGTGGGAGATTGGGACAACAGTGCTTCTTACACGGATAATTTTGCCATTAAGATGGTGGCTATCAGCAGCACAGTAACTTCAGCCAACAATAATTTTAGAAGTATCAAGATCAATCAGTTTCAACAATCTGTGCATTCTGATTACGATGTTGCAGAAAATCATTTTGAAAATTGTGTGTTTGAAAACTGTCAGTATGGCATAGTGTTTGGAGAATTAACCACCATAGGTTCACCAGGACAAGCCACAGGACCAATCAATAACACTGTGAGCAAGTCACAATTCAAAGACATCAATCGTCAAGGTGTTTGGATCCGCAAAGGCAGAGGCAACAAGAGTATCAGCAATTCTTTTGAGAGCGTGGGCAACGATGGTGGCACAGAAGCTAATGCTGTGTACAGTGTGATCAAATTTGAAACTATGGAAAATGCCTCACACAATGATTTCTTTGATAGATCAAAAAAATTATCCACTGAAAGCACCTACACATTGTCTGCTGCATACACTCCAGAAATTGAAGGATATGTGGACAACACCAACACTTATTCATTGCTGGTAAATGTGGGTTACACCGTGGCATTCACCAATTCATTTAGATTGCCTGCTGACGCCACCAAAAGCTATATTGTGTACTACCTTTACAAGAGCTCTTATGTGAATGCTGTGCGTCACGGCACTTTGGAAATCACAGTGAATCGCAACAACAACAGCACCAGTCTCACAGACACTTATGACTACGTGGGTGATCCTGCCTACAAAACATCATTGGACTTCAATGTGACATTGAGTGACATCAATGCCGATACTAATGTGGACACTGTGTTGGTTCAAACCAAAGACAGCATATTGAATGATGCCGCAACCATTCTTTTCCAAGTCAAGACACAATCATAAACCTCTGATCTTCCACGGAGATTACACAGAACGTCTCACTGCCTGGCGCGAATTCAGAGAAGGATTAGAAATTGAACCATTAGCACTCCAACTAACGCTGCAGTTGTATCAACAATGTCCACTGACTCATACCAAAACAAATTTCTTTGACAGATCCACTTGGCCACAAGCATGGAATCTCATTGAAAAAAATGATTACAACACAGTGGATAGACTGTTGGGAGTATGGTACACATTGCGATTAACTGATAGATTTGTGCGTGACAAGATTGATTTGATACAGTGTGTGGATAAAAATTCAAATCAGTTGGAAAAAACCAATCCATATCACGCATTGGCAGTGAATCACCAATACTTGGTGTTGGAAAATTCTGCCATTTTACATCAGAAAGAGTTTGACAATCATTTCATTTCGCAATATACTTACTTTAATTTATAAAATTGATAAATATACTTTTATACACAACAACTAATTCGAACAAACTCAAATGAATTCTTCTAAAATCAAAGTAAAAAAGCGAACAGGCGAACTGGAACCACTTGACATCAATAAAATGCACTTTGTGGTGGAGGAGGCCTGCGAGGGTCTATCAGGAGTATCAGCATCACAGATAGAAATGAATGCCAACATACAATTTTATGATGGTATCAGCACCAGAGACATACAAAGTGTGTTGGTCAAATCAGCCAACGACTTGATCACATTGGAAAATCCCAACTATCAATATGCCGCAGCAAGATTGTTGCTGTATGATCTACGCAAACAAGCACATGGTGATTATGAATATCTACCATTGTTAAAACTGATCATTAGAAATATTAGATCCGGAGTGTATGACAAAACCATATTGGACAAATACAACAAGACTGAAATTAAAAAACTCAACACTTGGATCAGAAGAGACAGAGATTTGGATTTTACCTATGCAGGACTGAGACAGATTGTGGACAAATATCTGGTGCAGGATCGTTCATCAGGAGCACTGTATGAAACTCCACAGGACATGTACATGATGATTGCTGCCACATTGTTTATGAATTATCCTGAAAAGAAAAGAATGAGTTATGTGAAAAGATACTATGATGCTATCTCCACACACAAAATTAACATTCCTACTCCAGTGATGGCAGGTGTGAGAACTCCCATACGTCAATTCGCCAGCTGTGTGTTGGTGGACTCAGATGACACACTCACTTCCATATTCAGCAGTGACATGGCCATTGGACTCTATGTGGCACGTCGAGCAGGCATCGGCATCAATGCTGGCCGTATCAGAGGCATCAACAGCAAGATCAGAGGCGGTGAAGTACAGCACACAGGAGTGATTCCGTTCCTTAAGAAATTTGAAAGCACAGTGAGATGTTGCACACAGAACGGTGTGAGAGGTGGCAATGCCACTGTACACTTCCCCATATGGCACTCCGAGATTGAAGACATCTTGGTATTGAAAAACAACAAAGGCACTGAAGACAATCGTGTGCGAAGAATGGATTATTCTATACAGATATCCAAATTGTTCTATGAAAGATTCATCAATGACGAAGAAATAACTCTGTTCTCGCCACATGAAGTGCCTGGACTCTATGATGCATTTGGCACAGACACATTTGACGATCTGTATCTAAAATATGAAGCAGACAAAAAAATTCCTAAAAAAACCACTGGAGCACAGGAGTTGTTCTTTGATCTACTGAAAGAACGAGCAGAAACAGGCAGAATCTACATCATGAATATTGATCATGTGAACAGTCATTCATCATTCAAAGACAGAGTCAGCATGAGTAATTTGTGTCAAGAAATCACACTGCCCACCACTCCCATACAGCACATAGATGATGTGAATGGTGAAATAGCACTGTGCATACTGAGTGCCATCAATGTGGGCATAATCAATGATTTGGATGAATTGGAACCTTTGTGTGATCTGGCAGTGAGAGCATTGGAAGAGATCATAGACTATCAACAGTATCCGGTCAAAGCTGCCGAAGTCAGCACCAAAGCCAGACGTTCTTTGGGCATAGGCTATATTGGATTAGCACACTATCTGGCTCGCATGGAAGTCAAATATCATCACAAAGCCGCATGGGAGGCAGTGGACAAACTCACAGAAGCATTTCAATTCTATCTATTAAAAGCCAGCTGTCAATTGGCACAAGAACGAGGTCCATGTACAAAATTTGACAGAACCAAATACGCAGATGGACTGTTGCCCATAGACACTTACAAGAAAGAAGTGGACGAAATTGTGCCACACAAAACCAGAATGGCTTGGGAGCAATTAAGAAAAGACATCAAACAGCATGGACTGAGACACAGCACACTGTCAGCACAGATGCCATCAGAAAGCAGTTCTGTGGTGAGCAATGCCACCAACGGTATTGAACCACCCCGAGCACTGTTGAGCATTAAAAAAAGTAAAAAAGGACCACTCAAACAGGTTATACCAGGTTTTCCCAAACTGAAAAATTCATACACACTGCTGTGGGACATGCCCAGCAATGATGGATATATTAAAATTGTGGCCATGATGCAGAAATATTTTGACCAAGCCATATCAGGCAACTGGAGTTACAATCCACTCAACTATGCCAACAATGAAGTGCCACTGAGTGTGATGGCTGGTGACATGTTGAATGCCTACAAATATGGTTGGAAAACTTCCTATTATCAAAATACCTACGACTTCAAAGGTGATGAAGAAGATCTACAGCCCTCCGGCATTGATCCCATTGATACCAAAGATGGATCAGAGGACTTGACATTGCCAGAAAAAGACGCTAAAATAAATACAGCATCCACAGACACAACTGACTGTGATGCATGTGCAATATAATACTATGGAAAAAAATAATAATATGTATAGAAGCAGTGATGATAAATTTATTGCTGGAGTCTGTGCTGGATTGGCACACAAGTTGGGCTTGAGCAAAATAGGATTGCGAATTGCATTTGCTCTAGGCACATTATTTTTCTGGTTACCACTGATAGTTTATGTGGTATGCTGGATGATATTTCCAGAACGTTCCACATACAATAAAAAATAATGAGCAAAACAATATTCAATAGAAACGAAGTGGATTGGTCAAAGGAGCCTATGTTCTTTGGTGAAGATTTATCTGTGCAAAGATATGATGTGTTCAAGTATCCACAGTTTGACAAACTGAATCAAACCATGTTGGGTTACTTTTGGAGACCTGAGGAAGTATCACTGCAAAAAGACAGATCAGATTATGCTGGTTTTAGACCAGAACAAAAACACATATTCACTTCAAATTTAAAATATCAAACACTGTTGGATTCTGTGCAAGGCAGAGGACCTAGTTTAAATTTCCTACCTTATTGTTCTAATCCAGAACTGGAAGGTTGCATTGTGACTTGGGATTTCTTTGAAACCATACACAGCAGAGCCTACACACACATCATGAAGAACGTGTATGCTGATCCATCTGAAGTATTTGACACCATATTGAATGACAAAGAGATCACTAAGAGAGCAGTATCAGTTACTGAAAACTATGACAAGTTTGGTGATCTAGCACTGCAATACACTGTGAACAAAAAAGGCAGTGTGGAAGAATTAAAAAGACAATTGTATTTGGCCATGGTGAATGTGAATCTGTTGGAAGGATTGAGATTCTATGTGAGTTTTGCCTGCACATTTGCATTTGGAGAATTGAAACTGATGGAAGGATCTGCCAAGATACTTTCATTGATTGCTAGAGATGAAGCCACACACTTGAATCTGACCACTCATGTGATCAAAGCATGGCAAAAAGGTGACGACAAAGACATTCTAAAAATAATCAAACAGGAAGATAAGACTGTGATTGAGATGTTTAAAAAATGCGTGGAAGAAGAAAAGGCGTGGGCAAGACACTTGTTCCGAGATGGTTCTATCATTGGTTTAAATGAAAGATTACTGGGTCAATATGTGGAACACATTGCCAACAAAAGATTGAAAGCATTGGGTTATGATGCTGAATTTGATACACCAGCTAATCAAAATCCTCTGCCTTGGACTTCACATTGGTTGAGCAGTAAAGGTGAACAGATAGCCCCACAAGAAACAGAAATAACTTCTTACATAGTGGGCGGTATCAAACAAGATATCAAAAAAGAGACGTTCTCCAAATTCAAACTGTAATCAAAACACAAAAGACATTGACACTGTGTTATTAAATAGTGTATAATACAAGCATATCAATGGAATCAAACAAAACTATAGTGTGGAGCAAAGTGCAGTGTCCTTACTGTGATATGGCCAAGTCTTTGCTTAAATCCAAAGAAATTGCTTTTGAAGAAAGAGTCATAGGATTGAATTGGTCCAGAGAACAACTGTTGGAAGAAATACCTCAGGCAAGAACAGTGCCACAAATCATACTCAATGGAGAATTGATAGGAGGATATGACCAACTCCGAGCACATTTCAATAAAGGAAAAAATGAATAGTTTTATGAAGGAATTGAACACCACTGATGTGTTCACAATCAAATTAGTCAGCAAAGAAGAACTGGTTACCAGGATCACTGAATTTAACGACACAGAAGTGTGTGTGCGTAAACCCATGTGTATGATACAAACGCAGAACGGAGTGGGCATGTTGCCTTGGGCACTCACAGGAGGCTCTATGGAACAATGGATCAATGTACAACACATTTTGACCATCACAAGATCCAATCAAGAAATAGGCAGCAGTTATATTCAAAGCACCACAGGATTGACCATATGAACAAAAGAATGATACTGTGTGATGTGGATGGAGTGCTGTTGCATTGGGAACAGGCTTTTGACCATTGGATGTTGCGTCAAGGCTATCAAAAACAGAAAGAAGGCAACTACAATGTGGCTGAACACTACGGTTTGGACAAGAATTCTTGTGCTCTGTTGATACAGATATTCAACGAGAGTGCTGCCATGAGATATTTGGATCCCATTGACGGAGCCAGCCATTATTTGAATCTGTTGCACGAAGCAGGCTATACTATTAGATTGATCACCAGTCAAACATTGGAACCCATGGCTCATAGAGCACGTGAAGATAATCTACGTGATAAATTCGGTTCAATATTTGACGCAGTGATATTTTTAGAAACCGGCAGTGACAAAGATGAAGTATTGGCAACACAATCCGCAGGTAGTTTTTGGATTGAAGACAAACCAGTGAATGCTTTGGCAGGATTGAAAGCAGGCATGATACCCATGCTGTACACTCAGCCACACAATAGAGATTTCAAACACAAAGATGTTGTTAGATGCGACACGTGGAAAGACATATACCAATTTATTTCCACTTACCAAAACTAATATTTGGCAAACTATCTGATTGATTTGAATCAAACAAACCGATATACTAATGAAGAGTTTAACAAACTCATTATGATATCATAAACAATAAGGAGAAACATAATGCCTACACACGATGAAATAGTACAAGCATTTGAATCGTACAAAGTAGAGTCTGAAGCTTTTGAAACCAAAGGCGTAAAGGCTGCGGCTGCTAGAGCAAGAAAAGCTCTAGGGATTCTTTCTAAAGCTTCTAAAACAAGAAGAAAAGAAATCCAAGAAAAAAAGAACGCGATGTAATTTCGCTGGGGTGGGGCTCCAAAAGAGCCCTATCCCACAGTTTTAGACCCCAATAACTTCAATTCCACATAAATAAACTCATAACAACAATAAAACAAGAAGTATAATGAATCAAGGTAAAGTTAAGTGGTACAACGCCGCTAAAGGTTACGGTTTTATCACTCCAGACGATGGCAGCAAAGATGTGTTTGTACATGCATCTGCTCTTAGAAGTGCCCAGTTGGAAGTGATCACAGAAGGTCAAGCAATCAGTTATGAATTGATTGAATCTCGTGGAAGAACTGCTGCCGGCAATCTAAGACTGATATAATCCATACATAGATCCAAAATCTACCCGTGGCACAGCAGAATCATCTGTTGACAATCACCATGGAATATGTTTAAATACTGATGTAGGCGATGAAGTGATTGTAATAATCATGTAGGACTCGGCTCGATGCCGACACCTCCACCAAATTCGCTCACGCGAAACATAATATGTTATGCTTCACGGGGGTGAAATGTTTCGACTAATGATGAAAAGATCATGGAGTTTACCAGTGAGGGCTCTGTAAAGGCTCAACATTACAAATGCTAACAAGCGTTTCGTATCAGAAGTAACAATCCCTGCTAACTTTTTAGTTGGCTCGGAATTGATGGCAGCCTAAAAACCTGCTACTTCGGAGAGTGATCACACTTGGCAACAGAACGTGATCAGTGGTGGGAGGCAACTCCCACCATTAAATTCACCACAAAATCCGCACAAAATAAGAATTCTCTGAGTCTTGACAACAGATAAGTAATAGTTTAATATTGTATTAATTTTATGACTTTTAAAACAAGAGCTAAAATCTGGTCACACATATTTTGGCGTTGGTGTAAATGGTACAGAAAAGAATTGTGCATTGCAGGTCTGATGCTGTTGAGTTTCTATGTGGGCACATGGTATCCCAACAACAATGCTCAGAAACAAATCACCACAGGTCCCATAGAAGAATTACGCAAAACAGCCAAGAGTCTGGGTCTAGCAGAACCCATTATGAGTTATTACAATCAGAGCACATTTATTAATGCCATGAGCAAATGTATAGACTATGTGGAATTTGGCTTGCCTAGAGATCAGCACATACCCAAAGCCATCATAATTGCCATGGCCATGATGGAGAGTGACAATGGCAGCAGTAGATTTGCAATGGAAGGCAATAACTTGTTTGGAATTAGAACTTGGGATCCAGCAGAACCTCAGATGAAAGCCTACTATCAATTGAATGCCAAATGGGGACTTAAAAAATACAGAACCAAATGTGCATCAGTTCAAGACATGGTAAACATCCTGAACACCAAAGATGTACACCGAGAATTCAGATATGAAAGAAATCGTCAGATGAGTAAATCCACTCCTGACATCAACAAAATAGTGGATCGTTTGGACAAATGGGCCACTAACCCCAACTACCGAGACGGTATCAAACAGATCATCGAAGATAATTTAAAAGAATTTAAAGATTAGAGTGTGCCAGTGTCAAACACCAGCACACCATTTTGCTCTCGTTGCCTTGAACCAAATATAGTTATTATTTTTTAAACTTGGCTATGATAGAGTTGATTTGATCCTTGCCAAAGTAACCCAAGGCAACACCAACTGCTAATGTGATAATTATTGTGATCATAATTGTCTCCATTGTTTTGTATAAGTATTTAGCCATGTATCTACGATTGACTGTGAGATTATGTGATGCTATAATGAGAGGATGAGTTTTATTGTGATGGGTTTGGGAAAAAGAATCAAAAAAAAATTAGCAAGAACTAAACGACTGGCCAAAGCGAGAGAACAGCATCGCAAGTGGTTGAAAAGTCAAGGCTTGGACAATATCAAAAAAGACAAAAACTTTGGTTACGACATTCCCGATTACACTCCCAAAAGAAAAATGCCTCGCACATCAGACAAGATACACAAAGTGAGTGGCCGTGCAGAACCACAGCACTATTCAGGTGAGCGTAAATTGCTGGGTATTGGCATGTTGCACAAGAGCAACCTCGTGCCAGTGTTTGACGCACAAGACGCCATAGACATTTCCAAAATGAGAAGAAATTAAATTTAGATACCTGGGTTGAATTGTTCTAAAAATTCTTGTTGTTGTTTTAACAGATTGTTGGTCATTTCCATCACTTGTTTTTCATCAAAGCAATAGGTAGTGCCAGCACTGTCAGGCAGTTCGTTCATTATTTTTTCCACCATAGTTCGAGAATATTCTCTGCATGCTTCTATGTTGGTAAATTCAGGTTCTGTGATAAGGTAATTTTCACACTGTCCCCACATACAAATCACTACCACTAAAAAAAACTTCATAAAAATACTTAACCTTTGATTTGTAATAATTTTATGATTGTTTAATGATTAATGCAAAGCTGTGTTGCTTACAGTGCTGGTTCTTCCATTCTAGCTGGTCTAGATGGTGTAGATGGTGTGGGCAGTGGTCGGCTTTGGATCGCAGGCACATTGCTGGCTCCTGCTATTTTTTCTTGTGTTCTTCCGAATGCAGTCAAACCCAACACAGCACCCATGGCCACGTGATACAGTCCTGCACCTTGCAGAGTCAGCGGCATCCATTGGCTGGTCACTGCGCCACCTGAATAGGCCTGCAGTATGGACCACAAGATAGGAGCAATCACAAAATCAAAAGTACAAGTGCTCATATAGACCCATCCCATCATGGGACGCCATTTTTTGCTCATCCAGTCTTCTTTGGTGATAGCACTTGATGTGCTCATCTCAAAATCCTTGCCTGAATTTTCTGTCTTGTTGATGTCTATGTTGTTCATTGTGATATGTTGGTTATGTACCAATATATTTATCCAAAATGTTAGGAATTAAACTACCACTTATTGATTTTTTTTCTAATGTATTTTTCGATCACAGATTTGCAGGCATCATGCCAGTATATGCCGCTGTCACGCAACTGTTCATTAGCTCTACGCAGTCGTTCTAATTTGCCACACAGTGTTCTGTTCTGTGCTGTGGTAAGTCGTTTGGTGGTGTTGCTGAGTGTATCCAATCGCTGAATCACATCATCTATGGCAGGACAGGTAATGTCAGGCACTTTAGGTGCCTTGCGTCGCACCGATCTCCACACCGATTCATGTTTGGGTATTCTTTTTTTTCTAGCCATACTGCCTCTAAATTATTTAAAGTGACTGTGTGAGTAATAAAGTGTTGCTATTGCTACCCCACAAAATATTTTGGTTACATTAGTCATCAAAAGTCAATGATTACGCCGTTTTTGTTTTGGCATTAGTGATTGACTTTGGAATCAGCTTCACATATAATGAACACATGAGCAAAAATGCTACAATATACAAAGGAGGCAAAATGATAGGCTCAAGAATAGCGATTGTGATATTACTGGCTGGTTTACTGAATGCCTGTGCAAACAGAATGGTAAAACTGCCTGTGGAAACCACAGATGCTAAACAAGTTCCAGCTTGGTATTTGGATCATGCTGACACAGGATCAGAAGGATGGTTATGGAACAAAGAAGGTATGTTCTATGCTGTGGGATCAGACGTTTCTCCAGATATGGAAATGTCTTACAAAAAGGCTTTGATTAAAGCCAAAGCAAAGATAGTGGACAGAGTGGTAGGTGAAGTGAACAACAAAACTTCATACAAATTGGATGAAACTGGTAATGCTGAAAGAACAGTGGGTAGAGTGGAAGCTCAAGAACTGATTGTGAACATCATATCAGACACATCTTTAAGAACCTATGCTGTGGAAAAGAAATTAACATTATATAACCCTGAAATTAACAATTACAGAAGTTTTATACTGGTTAAGATCTCCAAAACAGATATGGATGCTATCTTAAAAAAATACGAGCAGGACAAACAAAACAAATTATTTTCGGGTTTTAATAAATCCAGTGATTTGGAAAAGTCTAGCGATAAGTTATTAAACAAAACGAGATAATATGATCCGTTTTGAATACCTATTGGCAGCCACAGTTCTATTTTTAGCACTGATATGGGCTTCAACAGCCATAGCTGGTGGTCCTTGGAATAATCAATACTGTAATCTTAAAACAGAAACAGTGATTATTAAAGATGCCAAAGGTAATATCATTAAAGAGGATTCAGTGGAAAAATTGGTGTGTGATGATGGTCGCAAAGACTTTCTTCAATACAGCGGTATAGCCAAAAGTTGCAGAGAATTCTGGTATGAAATCAATCTTAATGGATCATGGGTCAACAAGAGGGGTTATGTTTGTCAAAAATTTGATGGCAGTTGGGAAATCGTTCACACTGGCAATTAGTTTATTGCTGTTGAATCAGTGTGCTTCACACACTGTGGCAGTGGACAGTCAAAGCACCTATAAAAGTGTGGAAACTGTTTACAGCAAAAACATGAGCAGTGCCAACTATGTGGCTAACTTTTTCAAATACAAATTTTATATGTTGGATGATGAAGACAAAGAAAAACAAAAAACTGCCATATATTATGCCCTTAATAATTTGGATCATGATGTGATGACCAGTTGGTACAACAATCGTACAGAAGCACAAGGTCATGTTAAAATAGTCAGCAGTTATCCGCAAGGCAGTGGCTATTGTAGAGTTATTTTCAGTCAATTAATTCACAAAGGCAAAGAACGCAGTTTCAGTGAGACTGCTTGTTTAGACATAGCCCATTTAGGCTGGCGATTCATCAAATAAATCTGATAAATATATCCTGTAAAGGATAAAAAATGTTATTGGGCATAATCACCTTATTGACAGCATTTGCATTGAGTTCAGCCGCAATCTATTTTTCGGTTGTGGGTCTAGTGGCCATATTTTCAGGAGCCGCTGTGCCAATCATATTCATGGGAACCACTTTGGAATTGGCCAAGTTGGTCACTGCCAGTTGGTTGTATCGTAATTGGCATGTGGCAGCAAGATATATGAAAGTGTACATGAGTATTGCCATATTCATACTGATGGTGATCACCAGCATGGGAGTGTTTGGATTCCTATCCAAATCACATCTACAACAAGGTGCTACTTCCAGCAACAATACTCAACAAATTGCTATAATCAACAGTCAGATCAAAACAGAACAGGACGTAATTGAACGTCAACAAGACATTATCCGACGTAATTCAGGCTCAGGCGGAGGATCAGGTGAACGTGTGAGTCAATTGAGAGACAAGATCAAACAATTGGACAAGGAAGTGGAAGCCTACACTTCACAAGGTGCTACCAGCACCATATTCAATGACAAAGTGGCCAAAGGTGTAGCTCTAAAAGAATCACAAAAAGCAGAACGAGACAAAATTGATGCAGAAATTAAACAGTTGACCACTGCCAATCAAGGCAATAACTCTGCCGCTGAAGCACAGATTACTCGCAGTCAACAGAAGATACAACAGTTGATCAATCAACGAGCTCCATTACAAACCACACAGATTTCATTAGATGCTGAAATTGGTCCCATCAAATACATTGGTGAATTGTTTGTGGATCTAGGCATGGTGGACAAAGTCAACACTGATATGGCAGTGCGTTGGATCATCGTGTTGATTATTATTGTGTTCGATCCATTGGCTGTGTTATTATTGATTGCTGGACAACAAAGCATTAAACAACACTATTCAGGCAATAGCAACGGTGGTGGTAGATCCATTCCTCCAATCATAGATCCCACACCACTCATAAACAGATTATCAGAAAAGTTTAAAAACTTTTCTTTCAAAAAAAAAGACTCTAACCCAAATAAACTGAGCACATTATCCACGCCTACTGTGATTCAAGTTCCACCCTCAGTCATTATATCTGAGGAACCCACAAAAAGTGGTGGTATAAAATTAAGTAAATTGTCTTTGCCTAATATGCCAAGATTATTTGGAGTTAAACCAAAAGAAATAATCGAACAATCTAAACCCGAAGTCATAGACACCGAAGATGGTGACATATTGGAAATAGTTACTGAAGAACACAAAACCAGATTAGAATATTTTAACTCTCAAAAAGAAAAAGCCAAAGAATGGAAAGGTCAACAAACCAATCCAAGAAAAACCATCAAGAGATTAAGATTCAATTATGTGTCAGGTGCTATTGATAAACTGCCTTGGGAAAAAGAAGAGACAGTGATACCACCTATGCCTGTAGAACAATGGAATCAAATGTTGGAACAAGCAGAAAAAGCACTGGAAGAAGACAAAGAAAAGAAATCTAAGAGCTATATAATCAAAGAAGATCAGCAACAAGTGAGAAAAACGGTAGAAGAAGAATACATTCAAAACGAAGAACAGTCAGATCAATCAATCTGGAATCGCATCAAAAAATAAATCAATAACTACTATTGATGAGTAAAATCAATTTAATCACAGCACCAGACAGACTGCACAACTCCAATGTGAGTGTGCTGCTGATTAATCCCAGTGATGCTGTCAAATTAGATTTTAACCGTGCAGTGTTGAATTTGAACAAAGATATCAATCTTTATCTTTATGAAACTTCGGTCAATAACGATGAATGGCTGATCACTGTGAGCAACACAGTGGACCACATAGTGTTGGATATCAGCTACACTGGCAAAGATTTCTGGTTGTTGGGATATCTATTAAATCTACCTCACACTCATTATCTCAGTGTGCAAGATCCCACACCCTATCATTTGCTGAATGCCAATAGAATATATGATTTTACTTCATTGGTGGAAAAAATCAACAGGAAGGATTAACGTATGCCCATGCGAGCTGACCTGTGGTTTCCACAGATTATTTGGAAAGACACACTGACCTCTGTGGACAATGCTGCCATTCGAACATACGTGCTGGAAACCAAAGCCAATCACAAAGGCAAAAATGCTACCAATCAGTTGGGCTGGCAGAGTGAAGACTATCTGCTGGACACTGGTAGACCCATACAGGTGGATCATATGATTAGAACTTTGAACACACTGGTGAATGATTGTGCTCGTCAAGGCAGTCTGCCACCTTTGAGAATCTGTAATTTTTGGTTCAATGTGAATCCCAAAGGATCCTACAATACTCTGCACAATCATCAACACAGTGTGCTGAGTGGTGTGTACTACATCGACATACCAGATCAGAACATGGGCAGCATTGAATTTCATCGAAGCGACGAAGCACAGTATTACATACCAGACAATCTGGATAGATACACACAATTCACCAGTCACAAAGCCACCTACCATCCTGTGACAGGCATGCTGCTGATATTCCCCAGCTGGCTCAAACATTTTGTACACAGCAATCAATCAGAACAGGCACGCATATCCATGAGCTTTAATACAGAATTGGATTTACAAAAATAATTGCCAAAATCTCTTGACTTTTACCACATTAGTCACTATATTAACATTTGTCACAATAATGTGACCAAACGTATGAATTGCCATATGGGATTCATACATAACTCGCTAAAAAGGAGAAAACTATGAACAATAGAGCACTAACTATCTTTAATCAACTGAGACCCGTTACAGTGGGCTTTGATAACTTCTTTGATCATTTCGAAAGAATGTTTGAAGGAGATATAATGGCTCCTGCTGTGAACTATCCACCATACAATATTGTTAGAACTGGCAGAAATCAGTTCAATATTGAATTGGCGCTTGCAGGTTACAACAAGAAAGACATTGAAGTAACTGTGGAAGAAGGTCAATTGACTGTGAAATCCAAAAGATTGGAAAACACAGAATCAAAAGACGCCAATGGTGAAATATTACACAAAGGCATCGCTAGTAGATATTTTGAAAGATCGTTTGCCATCGCTGATGATATCGAAATCAAAGGAGCTGAGCTTAAGGATGGTCTTTTAACCATATCACTGGAAAAGATAGTACCTGAGTCTAAAAAACTTAGAACCATCGAAATCCTATAATACAAATCTTAGGGCGTGGCAACACGCCCTAACTAAATATAAAATATATGAGCAAAACCAAAACAGATGTGGTGATTGATGAGAAGGTTCAACAGATAGTGCTGGAACCAGAACCGGTCAAGGTCATAATGCTGAACGATGACATCACTCCTGTGGACTTTGTGGTGGAATTACTAATAAAAATATTCAAACACACAGAAGAATCAGCCAAAGAGATCACACTGAAGATACACACCGAAGGCAGCAGTGTGGTGGGAGCATACAGTTTCGAAGTGGCAGAACAAAAAACCAAAGAAGCCATAGAAGAATCTAGAAGCAGAGGATTCCCCCTACAAGTAAGAATGGAATAATCATGAGCCTTAAAGATCTCACTTGGGAACATCACAAAAACGCAGAGCGTCAAAAGTTTGTGAAGGTTATGTTTTCAGGCAGCATAGATCCCAAACTTTACGCAGAATTTTTATTCAATCAATTTAATTCTTATGATCTGTTGGAGGCTATGGCTATGTCACATGGATTGTTCAATGACATGCCTGATGTGCGAAGAGCTCCAAAAATTTATGAAGATTTTAAAGAATTATGGCAGGATGATACTGTGCCAGAAATTAAATCCAGTGTGAAAGAATATCTTGCACATCTTAAAACAATCAAAGACAATCCAACTGCATTGATGGCGCATATCTATGTGCGACACATGGGAGATCTGTCTGGTGGTCAGATGATTCGCAAAAAAGTGCCTGGACTGGGTAAAATGTTTGATTTTGAAAACAGAGATAAGGCCAAAGAAGTTATCAGATCCAAGATCAATGACTCAATGGCAGATGAAGCAAAGAAATGTTTTGAATTTGCCACTGCCTTGTTTAAAGAAATGATCAATGACTAAAAAGAAAAAATTCAAAGACTTCCCGGGTAATCTTATCAAAATAAAAGTGTTGGAAGATGAAATAAGTTATTTTAAAACACAGATTCAAGAACACGACACAGGTCATATCTACACCACCATAGACACACTGAAAGACAGAGTGAGAGAGCTCAAAGGTCTACCAGAAGAATATTAATATGAGCAGTATCTGGAATATCCTTATAGAATGCAAGGATAATATCATCAAAGAATTTGATTTGCGAGGTCGAGAGATTCAAGAACCCGGCATGAGCAGATTCAATCAACCTGAAAATGGTTGGATCAATAGAGTATGGGAAACCGAACACTGTCGTCGATGTCACATAGACGTGGTGGATGCTAGACAATCCAAAGGCCTTTGGATGATGCATGTGTGTGTATTTCCACATTTGCACAACAATGGTCCTATCTATGGATTTGATGTGATTGCTGGAGAACACAAAATGACTGGCGCATTTCATGACTTTTCACGCAGTTCAGGCGGAGAAACCCATCCATTGATAGAATGGTATCATCAAGCAGTGTCAGAATTTGTACCCACTAAGAAAAGAAAATTGCCAGAATGGGCATTGAACATATTTTCAGGCAGTATGATTGCTGCAGGCAATGTACAAACCGATGAAGAAGCCACAGCCATTGTGAATCTTGCAGTGAACAACTTACGAGTGTATTTTGATAGCATAGGACAATATGCTCACACAGCCAAAGAAGCAGATACCATTGAAGCACAAAATTATTATTGTCACAATCAGCAACAGAATCCACACACACCTAGAGTGATGAAAAGTTTAGGTTTGGCTGAAGCAGATGTGGAATTGTTCTGCACCGACGCATTGTTTCCAAAAATACGATAAACCACAACAAAAAGTCGCATAAACTGTGACTTTTTTTGGCCCTACACAGTTTGACTTGTGCTGGCAATCCTGTTATATTATAATGATGCAGACAACCTATCATCTTGTGATTAAAAAAGTACAAGCCATGTACGAAAAATCTCTGGAATTAAACCGATTGATCAATGAAATACCTTGCACAGTGTCTGAAGAGGAGTTAAGATTTTTAATCAATGACATACAAACATTGGCTAAAGAGATTGCCAACACTTACGATTTAATACAAAAATGATTATCTCAATCACAGGCGGCAGTGCCAAACTCAAAGACCTAGCGGAAAGTATCACAAGACATTCAGCTGAATTATTGTTGGACAAAAAACTAATAGAGAAATTAACAGTGGACATAGAATTCAGTAGAACATTACTCAAAGAAGACGGCATGTTGGCTGAAATAGATTTTGATGACAGAGCAAATAAACCTAGAGAATTTACCATCACTGTGGACAGCACAGTGCCACTGAGACGCATCATGGAATCCATTGCTCATGAAATGGTACATCTTAAACAGTATGCTACGGGGGAAATGTATGACACCAACGACCCTAACATTGTGCAATGGAAGAAAAAATCGATAGATTTAATGAAGTGGCAGTATTGGGATCGCCCATGGGAGATAGAAGCACATGGTAAAGAATTAGGATTATTCATTAGATGGGCTGAACACTGTGATTTGAGCAAAGAATCTTGGACACAGGAGCAATATGTCTAAAACACAGAATAAAACTCCCAGTTTAATCAAGTTTTTTTATTCAGTTTTAACAATAATGTTGGTGTTGATGGTGCTTTGCCTGTGGGGAATACTTAAATAATGCTGAAATATCAGGTGTGCTACTATGAAAAAAAAGAGTTCATTTGCTCATGTTAATAGGATTAAACATGCGTTGCATCGCCATACTCACATCAAAGATTTTAGACCCACTGAACCACAAACTAAAATTTGGTTCAATATAATCAATCGAGAAATATTTGAATCTCGATTAAAAAGACCCAAGATCACAGTAAGTCAAAAGAAACTCTTATTCGGACAATGCGTGGCCAATTGGGACGCTAGAGTATTGGGACGCAAAGGTGAATGGGACCAAAAGAAAATACCCTATCATAACCCCACCATAAAATACGTGATTGAAATGCACCACAGATTTGACACTTGGAGAGATTATATTGAAACATTAGCACATGAAATGATTCATTTATATCAAATGACCGTGGAACAAGATTCCACAGCCAATCACAATGACAGCTTCTATGCTTGGAAGAATCGTTTCAAAAAATTTGGATTAAATTTAAGTAGATAATAAACCTTATTTATCAAGATTTGGATTAGTCAGGTGTTCTAGGGTGATTATTTCATCTTTTGGTAAAACTTCTGACTCTGATGCGTTCTTCGCAAAAGATTTGCTTTTTGCCCAAGATTTATAAGACATTTCCTTGTCCGCTTTGGCTTCTATTCTTCTAATCTGTCTTAAACTCTTTTTGGACATATATTACTTATCTTAAGGTTGACTTAGGCACCAAATAGTGCTATATTTTAGTATATTTAACACAAACTAAAAAACACTGAATGAAAGTTGAAGTAAGAAACAATAATGTAGAAAAGGCATTGCGTATTCTTAAGAAAAAACAAAAACGTGATGGATTTTTTCAATTATTAAAATCTAAAGAGTTCTACTTGAAGCCTAGTGCCAAAAAAAGAGAAGAACGCAAAAAGAATATCTCTAATTGGAAACGGGCTAAGAAACTTAGAGAGCAATTAAGATAATTCACAAAATGGATTGGCTGCTGTATCGGGTTCCAGAACACCGAGTAATTCACTACGGCATATTGATGATGATGATCACTGTGTTTATGCCCATGTATATTTTGGATAGACAACTGGACAGTATTCATTATTTTAACAATTTTATAATTTTTGACGTTCTTTATTATATCTTTTTTGAAAAATTAAACTTTACAAATGAAGATTAAGAGTGTATAATACACATATGAATCAAACAACTTACACAGATAAAATTCCAGTGTACTGTTCAGACACAGATAAAACAGTGATGGCAGAAGTGTTGGAATTCAAACCTAGACAATTTTTAAATGTGGCCGTGGAGCGATCCATTAGGCTCACAATGAGATATGATGCCAAACACGATCAATACGTAGGCAATATGGCCAAATTAGAATTTACTTCGAAAGGACCTAAATAATATGCCATCATTAGTACCCATAGTTATAGAACAAGAAGCCAGAGGAGAACGTTCCTACGACATATACAGTCGACTGCTCAAAGATAGATTAGTGATGTTGGATACAGATGTGAATCCAATCAGTGCCAGTCTTATAGTAAGTCAACTTTTATTTTTAGAAAGTGAAGCAGTCAAACCCATACATTTTTATATCAATTCACCAGGAGGATTGGTCACAGCAGGTTTAGGAATCTACGATACCATGCAATACATCAAATCTCCAGTGTACACCTATGTGATTGGTCAGGCTTGCTCTATGGGCAGTCTATTGGCACAATCAGGTGAAGCCGGACACAGATACATGCTAAAACATGCTAGACACATGATACACCAACCATCAGGTGGCACTCAAGGTCAAGCCACAGACATACAAATTCATGCTCAAGAGATCCTTAAACTTAAAAAGGAACTCACTCAGATCTATGTTAATCACAATTCCAAAGGCAAAACCTTTGAGCAATTGAGTGCTGATATGGAAAGAGACAAATTCATGAACGCCCAAGAATCCCTTGAGTATGGATTGATAGATAAAATTCTATCTAAAAAAGACTAAAAAAACGGAGGACCAACTATGAAAAATACATTGACTAGAACCAATAAATCTAGTAATATATTAACAAGATTATTTAGAAACTTTGTTTCGAATAATGCAACAACTAGAAAAAATGAAGGAGTTATCTCAATGAGAAAAACTACTAGTATCCAAGATAGAGTACAAGCCGCTTTAGAAGCTGGTCAAGCTCTTACAGCGTCAGCGATCAAAAATAGATTCGGTGCCGCTAATCCAGGTGCTGTAATTCAAAGCCTAAGATTCAGAGGCTTCCCAGTATTCTTAAACACAAATAAGAGAACTGGTGCTAAAGTTTACAGAACTGGTAAAGCCCCAAGAAAAGTAATCGGCGCTGGTTATCAGGCCATTGCTAAAGGCTTAATCCAAGTAGACTAATTTCTACTTCTGTTAGTTTTAAAAAGGGTGGCTCTTAGGAGTCGCCCTTTTTTATTTTAAGACAACCCATGTTAAGTCATTGATTTATATGACCTTTTAGATGGGTTTAAGGCACCAATATATTTTGACTTTTTGCTTCAAAGAAGTTATTATATACATATTAGGCAAACAAACTATAGGCAAAACATATGAAAAGGCAAATATACGTTCTAGAAGGCAGTTACAGAAATAAAAAAATTGAAAATCAGGTATTTGAACTTGTGAAACCATATCATCCATATCCACACAAAGAAGGTGGCTTCGTCACAGTCAAAGTGGAAGACATCAAAGAATTTCCAGGAGCCACAGACAAAGAGATTAGAGTATCAGTGGATTCTGAAACTCAATTGAGAGACAAAGCACCAGAAACTCCCAAAGAAGAATCAGATGAACAAGTGGTGGATAGATTAAGAAAAAGATTCGACATATTAACTGAAATGACCAAGGCTTGTAAAAGAGGTGATGTGAGAGCAATGATTGTGTCAGGACCTCCAGGAGTGGGTAAATCGTTTGGAGTAGAAGCAGTGCTACAGAAACATGATATCCTAGCCACATTGGGAGACAGTAAACCCAAGTATGAAGTGGTCAAAGGTGCTATGAGTGCGTTGGGCTTGTATTGTAAATTGTATCATTTCAAAGAGAAAGACAATGTGCTGGTATTTGATGATTGCGACAGTATCTTATTAGAAGACCTATCATTGAACATATTAAAAGCAGCATTGGATTCCAAAAGAACTAGAAAAATTTGTTGGAACACAGAAGCATACAGACTGAGAGAAGAAGGAGTGCCCAGCAGTTTTGAATTCAAAGGTTCTGCTATATTCATTACCAACATTAAATTTGATAATGTTAAGAGCAAAAAATTGAGAGATCATTTGGAAGCATTGGAATCTAGAAGTCATTATATTGATCTCACAATAGACACTATCAGAGAAAAGATATTGAGAATTAGACAGATTGTGACTGATGGTATGTTGAAAGAATATGAGCTGTCATCAGAAACTGAAAATCAAATAGTGGAGTTTGTGGTGGAGCATCAACGCAGACTGAGAGAGATCAGTCTTAGAACTGTGCTGAAAGTAGCAGATTTAGCCAAAGCATTTCCGAACACTTGGGCAGAAACTGCCGCTCACACTATATTGAAACCTAGATAATAGTAGTAAAATGAGAACTCAACCGCAACAAGTAATTGCTAAATTGGAAGCAGACAACAGCAGATTGGCCAAAGAGGCCATTCTGTTGTCAGCCATGCAGGAAGGATTAGATGAGTTCTTTGAAGGTGTGCGTATGTGTTTGGATAAACTTTACACATTTGGTGTTAAACAAGTGCCTGAAAAAGACTCAGTGATATCTGCTCAAGGATGCGAATGGAAGATATTCAAACAGTTGGCAGAACAATTACATCGTAGAGAACTCACAGGTCATGCGGCTCGTGATGCCATTAATCTTGTGATGAGTTCAGCCACAGCAGAACAATGGAATGGTTTTTACAGAAGAATACTAATCAAAGATCTTAGATGTGGAGTGAGTGAAAAAACTGTGAACAGTGTGGCTACTAAGAACAAATTTAAAAAATATGAAGTGCCAGTATTCACTTGCCAATTAGCACATGACAGCGCCAACCACGAAAAGAAGTTGGTGGGTAAGAAAATGTTGGAAGTTAAATTGGATGGTGTAAGAGTTATCACTATTGTGTATCCAGATGGCAAAGTGGACATGTTCAGTCGTAATGGCAAAGAGTTTACCAACTTTGGACACATAGCAGAACAGATATCACTGGTGGTTAAAAAATCACCTCCTCCATATCCTTTGGTATTGGATGGTGAAGTGATGAGTGAAAATTTTCAGGATTTAATGAAGCAGGTACACCGTAAAGAATCTGCAGGTGCTTTGGATGCTGTGTTGCACTTGTTTGATTTCTTACCATTGTCCGATTTTATGGAAGGATATTGGGATAAGAAACAAACAGATAGAACCATCATGCTGAAGGCTTGGTATGAACAACACAAGAATGATTTAAACGCCGTTACAGTGCTGGCACATGAAGTTGTGGACTTGGACACAGTAGAAGGACAAAAGACTTACACAGAGGTTAATAAGAGGGCAGTAGAAGGTGGATATGAAGGCATCATGATCAAAGATGTGGATGCTTCATACGAATGCAAAAGAAGTCATGCTTGGTTAAAACTGAAACCATTTATTGAAGTGAGCTTGACTGTGAAATCTGTGGAAGAAGGCACAGGCAAGAATGTGGGCAAACTGGGAGCATTCATTGTGGAAGGCATGGATGATAACAAATTGATCAAATCCAATGTGGGTTCAGGATTGACCGATGAAGAACGAGACGAATTTTGGAAAGACAAAGATGCATTAATTGGACAAGTGATTGAAGTGAGAGCAGATGCAGTCACACAGAATCAAGATGCTGTGAATGAATATTCATTGCGTTTTCCAAGATTTATGAAGTTTAGAGGATTCACAAAGGGAGAAAAACTGTGAGTGAATTAGAGATCATTAAAAAAGCAATGGCACACAATAAGAAACTATTTCTCAAAGAAATGCAACAGATCAATCATAAGATAGATGCTTTGGATGCTAAACTGAGCCGACACATCACATTTATTGAAAATGTGTATGCACCTTTGAGCAACAGCATTGAAAAATTTAAAAAACTATTCAAATGAAAAAATACACAATAGAAATATCAGTGGGAGACTATGTGGCTGTGGGTCGTTTTAGAAACGTTACCACACAGATTAAAGACATAAAAGTAGATGAATATGGTCAACCAATCATATACACCAACAAAGGTCCTAAAAAATTATTCAGTTGTAGAGTAACCAAGCTGGATCCCGGCAGTAAAACACCCAAACAAATATTACAGGAGAAAAAATGAGTTCTGACACAGCACTAATTATGGGCATTGTATTATTAATAATGATAGGTGCTTGTATAGGATGGTATTTGTGTGAAAGATGGTATGCAAAGAGATTTCAAATTGTATTGGAAGAGTGTAAAAACATAAATGAAATTACTCTTAAAATGTGGGAAGACATTTTGAATATTCAAAAAAAATTAAGTAAAAACAAAGACGAACAATCTAAATAGGTTGATTTTATGCTCAAATGGCTATATAGCTGTTATAGCATGAGTGATACAGCAGAAAAATATAGACCCAGCATCCAAGAGAGAATCGCAGAGAGAGTGCGTGAAATAGTTGGTCCAATAGAAGACTGGTTGGAAAGATTGATCACTATGCCTGATAGATTCAATCCTGAAACATTTCAATTGATAGATCATTTTAAAAAAGAAAAAATGGGTGGAGTACATGCTCGTAAAATAATAGAAATGTATGAAACACAATACAAAGAATACAAAGATTTATTGGAATTAAGAAAGAAAAATTTAAAATTCAAAGAAATAGATGAAGAAGGAGAAGGTGATTCTGAAGAAAGACAACTGTTGGAATCATACGAAGACATCAGCAATGAAGTGATAGAAAAAGGTATCAAAGCTCACGATAACATATTCAAAGCCTGCGATTATATGATAGACATTGCCAATGCCAATCGCAAACCACGCAAAAAGAAGCCCATCAGCAAAGACAAGTTGGTATCCAAACTGCAATATTCCAAAGAAGACACCAAATACAATTTAAAAAGCATTGATCCCAAAGACATCATCACTGCTGAACAACTGTGGGTGTTCAACACAAAAACTAGAAAATTGGGCATATATGTGGCCAGTGTGTTGGATCCTAGAGGTCTTAACAGAGAGGGCACAGGATTGAGTGTAAAAGGTACTTCTGTGCAAGGATTTGACCCAGAAAAAAGCGTACAAAAGACTCTTAGAAAGCCTGAAGAACAACTGTCTGAATTTATGAAGTGTGGACCTGTTAAATCCAAGACTTTTTTCAGTGAAATTAAGAGCATGGAAATAGCACTCACAGGACGCATCAATCCTGACACCATATTATTAAAAGTTTAGATATAAATAGTAGTATGTCAAAATCCATTGAACGCAATATAGCATCAGTTAATAAAGGAGCAGATGAATTTACCACTGGTTTAAAACAGTTGGCACAATCTGCAGCGGATGCCATCAACAACAAACATATTCAAGAAAAACCCATTGAATTCTTCGGCACAGCAGACAACGGTATCTATGGCAAAGGTTTGCAGTGGACTGGAGTGGGTCAAACCAAATATTTCAATCTGCAACCCACACCTGACAGGCTGTGGAGCAATGTCAGCATAGATTTAAAACCAGAACAATCTTACATGATAGACAACACACCAGTGTTGACCGTGAATGAATTAGGACGCACAGTGACCAAATCTAATCTGCGTCAAGTAGGCACACTGAACAACTTGGTGGTGTCTGGCAACTTGAATGTGAGTCAATTTGTAATATTTGATTCAGGTTTGAACAGATTGGGCATAGGCATAGAAACTCCCAATGCCACATTGAGTGTAGCCAGCAACACAGTGGAATTTATAGTACAACCAGGAGTGGCTGCTGCAGACATAGGCACTCACACCAACAGTGGATTAAACATCAAAACTGATAACACAGATAGAATCACAATCACTGCCAATGGCAATATCACTCTGGGATTGAAAGGCAACACTGAAACTAAAATTAATATGTATGGCAGAGTGGGCATAGGTGTTACCAGTGTGGAATCAGATGTGAGTTTGAGTACATCAGGTGCAGTTAAATTTCAAAACAAAAAATTCGAAGTGAGCAGTGGCATACCTGTTGCAGGTGCTTACAGCGTGGGAGATATTATTTGGAACAGTGCTCCATCAGCAGGCGCAGCTATCGGTTGGGTGTGTGTGGCCACTGGCAATCCAGGACAGTGGAAATCATTCGGCACTATATCAAACTAATCTAAGTGCTCATCACATCTTTTAGATACTTCTTACTCCAATAACTGTAATAATCTTTAGATTGCAGAAATCGTCTTGCATTTTCCAATTTGGATCTCTTTTGACACAGTATTAAATTGTACAGTCCATTATTGGTGCGTACATCTTTGATGTTGGTTTCAACCTCCCAGTGATCTGCTAGAAAAACATATTCTTTGTGAGTGTCATTCAGCTGATCACATAACTCATACATCTTAGATTTTTTCATGCGAAATTCTTTAAGATACAACAGCACATCCACAGTGTCCAACAGATGTTGATCCCGTTCAAACTTTATGAGTTTCTTCACGCGATTCAATATTTTGTATCGAGCACGGGCAGCATAGGGACACACCGATACACCACCTAGATTTTCTTGTGGATTGCTGAGATGCTGTATCCAGAGTTTGATGTGTGATTGCATGGACATATATGTGTATTTAATAAATATTCACATGTTTGTGATAGGCAATGGTGAAAGCAGAAAAAATATCAATCTTGATAGGATCGATCAAATAAAAATAGGCTGCAATGCCATATTCCGTGATTGGTCGATGAATCATCTGATCTGTTGTGATCGCAAAATGGTTTTGGAATCCATTGCTGAAACAGATCTGCAAAAGACTGCAGTATACACCAGACCAGAATATATCCACATGCATCCATTATTGAAATCTCTGCCCACACTGCCTTATGACAGTGAGTTGAGACAGGATCAACCCATACACTGGGGCAGTGGTCCTTATGCTGTGCTGCTGGCCACTCAATTGAACACTGAAAATGAAACAATCAATCTTTTGGGATTTGATTTGTATGGCATGGGAGAACACATCAACAATGTGTACAAAGACTCCCATGGTTACAATCGCAGCAGTGATCGTGCAGTGGATCCTAGATATTGGATACATCAGTTGAGCAAGATATTTGAGATAAATGCCAAAATGCAATTCCAGCTGTATGTGCCAGATAACTTTATCAAACCCAAAGATTGGAATCATACCAATTTGACATATCAGAGCTTGACAAAACTGCGGCAATAATGTAATAATATGTGATGTTTGCGATATATGTTGATTGCACACACAGAGGACTTGGTATAATCCCTCTATAAAAATTCTTCTACCATATTAAAGGAGAAAAATATGGTAAAATATTACAGTACAAAAACATACGGCAACGACAGAGGTTTGAGTTGTGCTTTTAGACAATGGCGCAGTACTCATTCACATTGTTCATTATTGCATGGATATTCCATTGGCATCAAACTAATCTTTGAATCAGAAACATTGGATGATCGCAACTGGGTTATGGACTTTGGTGGACTCAAAGCATTCAAAGAATGGAGTGAATATATGTTTGATCACACATTATTGATTGCACAAGATGATCCACACCTAGACAAGTTTAAAAAATTAGCAGAGTTAGGAACCCACAGTGAAGGAGGAGTTTGTGACATAAGAATTGTGGAAGCAGTGGGCTGTGAAAAATTCAGTGAACTGGTTTACAATGAGATGAACAAAATTTTGAATACTTTCAAAGCAGGCAAAACATACAAACTGCCCAACGGCAAAGGATTTGATTGCAGATATCCTGTGGGGCAGGGAGTGCGACTGAAATCTGTGGAAGTTTTCGAACACGCTGGAAATTCTGCTGTCTACGAAGCCTAAATAAATATCCTGGAATATGTCCCAAAGATATGTGGTGTGCCTCAAACACGGCACCAAATATGATGCTGAATATGTGAATGTACTGAGAAAAATGACTCAGCGTAATCTCACCACACCGCACGAATTTGTGTGTTTCACTGAAGATCCCCGAGGCATAGACACAGGTATCACCATACTACCCTTGCCCAACATACCACTCAAAGGCTGGTGGTACAAAACCATGTTGTTCAACCCTAATCTACAGATTCAAGGCACCATACTGTTCATTGATCTGGATGTGGTTATTTTCAAAAACATAGACAAACTGTTTGAATATAAACCAGGAGAGTTCTGCGTGTGTCGTGATTTCAATAGATGTTTTCAACCTGAATGGAAAAAAATGAACAGCAGTGTGGTACGATGGGTCACAGGACAACATCCGCAACTTTACAACAATTTCGTTAAGGATCCACACACCACCAGCAAGAGATTTCACGGAGATCAGGACTGGCTGTTTGATCAAGTGAAGAAACACTATCAGTTTTGGCCAGATGAATGGATACAAAGTTACAAATGGGAGATGCGTGGTAATCCCAAACTGGTGAGACAAAAATCAGGACAGAAAAATTTCACCTCTCCAGGTGAGCCCAAGATAAAATCAGAAACTGCTGTGGCTGTGTTTCACGGTGATCCCAATCCTAGAGAATGTGTGGACCCTTGGTGTCAAACCCATTGGAAATAGCCACTTAATTCACATTGACTGCAGTCAAAATATCGCATATACTAATAGTATGATCAAAAGAATAGGTTTCTGCTGTCAATGGTTTCATCATGATAGAACTCTTAAAAAGAAACAATTGGAAGAATTGGAACGTCCTTACAACACCAGAGCAACCACAGTGCGTTGGCTGAATGAGCACAAGGAACAAGCCGAAGAAAAACTGGCATTTGTGTTCAAACACAACATTGATGGCATCAAAAATTTAATATTAAAAGTGTCTGAACTGCCTGTGAGCAGAAGAATGTGTAGAATATCATCACCCATACTGCCAGTGGCCACTGAAAACACTTGGAGATACTATTGGGACAAGCCAGACATAATCAAGTATTGCGAACAACATTTTGCTGAAGCAGGCGATTTGGCTCGCAAACACAATGTTAAAATATCTTTTCATCCTGGTCAGTTTACTGTGTTGGCATCTGATAATCTAGACATAGTGGAAAGAAGCATAGACGAATTTGAATATCATGTGCGTATGGCACGTTGGATGGGTTTTGGTAAAAAATTTCAAGATGGTTGCAAGATCAATGTTCATATATCGGGTCGTCAAGGACCGGAAGGTATCATTAAGGTATTACCTAGATTATCACCCGAAGCACGCAATCTTATCACCATAGAAAATGATGAAATGGGCTGGGGTTTGGATGCCACACTCAAATTGGAAAAGCATGTGTCATTGGTGTTGGACATACATCATCATTTGATTCGCGATGAAGAATACATTAGGTCCAGCGACGATAGAGTCAAACGAGTGATTGATTCATGGCGTGGAGTGAGACCCACCATGCATTATTCTTATTTCCGTGATGAAGCACTGCAGCCTGCATTTGATGCTGACACACAGCACATGATGCACAAAAATATGTTGCCCATAAAAGACATGATCACACTGGGCTGCAAAAAAGTCAAACTGAGATCTCACAGTGATATGTTGCCCAATGCAGCACAGAATGAATGGGCACTGTCATTTTTAGAATCGTTTGACATCCAGGTAGAAGCCAAAGCCAAGAACTTGGCAGCTGAACAACTGCACAATCAAGCACAAGCTCTGGGTCTACTGTAATAAATACTACCATGCAAGATATCAAGCAGTGGATTCAGTTATTTGAAGCCAAACAATCACGTGAAAAAACTCTGGTTTTAGAACCATTGCCTTATGGCATGGGTGATTTGGATCCTGTACTGAGCCGAGCCAACGTGGAATATCACTATGGTGTGCTGAGTCGAGGATATGTGAACAGATACAATGCAGGTGAAGGTGATCCAGATTTCAATTATGGTGGTGCTAAATTGCACAATTTATTTTGGGCTCAATTGCAAGCACCTCGAAGCAGCAATCTTCCTCAAGGCACAATAAAAGAATTCATAAACGAACATTACAAAGATTTAGACAGTTTCAAAGAAACATTACTTTTGACCACTATGAAACTGCAAGGATCTGGATGGGTGTACTTGTCTCGATCAGGAGAGATCAAAACCACTCCCAATCAAACCTATCGCACAGACATATTGTTGCCCATAGACATGTGGGAACACAGTTTTATGGATTATGTACCTGCCAAAGATGCCAAAAAACGCTATATCACAAATATTTTTAAAATAATCAATTGGTCTGTGATCAACGATCGTTTGAACACAAAATAATCACAATTCATCTATAGGTGTATCACTGCTGACATTCATGTCCAGTATTTTGCGTTGACGCACACCTTGTTTTTGTGCAAAACGCTTGGGATCACAAGCACCACAAACATGCTTATAATCGTTGCTGATGCGTTTCAATGCTATGCTGCCTTTCTCTCTTTCAAATTGTGAGCTGCAATTATCACACTTGAATCTATAGTAGGTTTTGTGACGCACACAGGTGTGTTTTGTGCCCAGTTTACTGATGCGTTCAGTAAGATGTTGTTTCACAACTTTTTCTAAAAACATATACTTGTATTTACATTAGGATTTGTGTTTTTTTAATAAATAATTGAAACAGAACGGAAACACATGGCTGTAATCACTGTCACTGAAAGAGCAATCGAAAAGATCAAAGAGTTGTGTCATCACAACAACAAATATGCTGTGAGACTCAGCATCAAAGGTGGTGGGTGTGCAGGTTATTCCTACGATTGGGGATTTGCTGATCAATCAGAAATTGCACCTGCAGATGAGCTGTTAAACTTTGGCAATGGAGCCAAGTTCACCATAGATGCTGCCAGTGTGATGTATATCCTAGGCACTGAGTTGGATTATGTGACTGAAGTGTTTGGATCACATTTTGACATTCGCAATCCCAATGCTAAGAGCGCATGTGGTTGTGGTGAGAGCATCAGTTTTGAAAAGGAGACAGCATAACACATGGCCAAACAGAATATCAACATCGGGGTGGAAGGTAACGACGGTACCGGCGATAGTATCCGCGATGCGTTTAGGAAAGCGAATGAAAACTTCACGGAACTTTATGCAGTGTTTGGTGCAGGTGGTCAGATTAATTTTACTTCATTAAGCGACACTCCCGACACACTGGGCATTAGAAATGTGCCCATCAGCAATGACACTGGCACAGAATTAGAAATGCGACAGCTTACCGGTGGAGTGGGTATTGCAGTGAGTTATGCCACAGCAGGACAAATAATCATCAACAACACTGGTAGTGAATTGGTGGATGACTTGTCACCATCATTGGGAGGTCCTTTGGATGCCAATGGATTTGGAATAGCCAATGCAGATGTCAGCAGTCAAGCCATCACAGATTTCAATAACACACACGGAACTTCTTTGACCATAGATGATTTGGTGATTACCAAAGGATATGCTGATCAAAGATATATCAAACTGGGTGGAGGAGCATCAGGCGCAGCAGGTCAGATACGAGTGAGAAGTGAGCCTGTGGATGCCACAGCCTACACCAAGACCATCTCCAGCTACACTGCAGGCAACGCAGTGGTCACAGCTCACGGTTTTGACAGCAGTGTGAATGGTTTAGAAGTGATTTACAACACCACTGGCGCGGCAGCTTCAGGATTGGTGAATGGCAGCACATATTACATCAGATATGTGAATGATAATCAATTAAGTTTTCACGCTAGTTTTGCTCAAGCCACCAACAATGATGACGTTACCAGAATAAAAATTACTGTGGCAGGCGGCACAGGCACACAGACATTCACTGATGCTGCTTATGATGACACACTGGCAGGATTCTTCCTCAGCGATGAGGCCATGCCAAGAGAATCCATTGTGAGACGTCAAGGAGACACCATGACTGGTGCTCTTTATCTGCATGACCATCCAGGAGATTTGTCAGGATTAGGCGCACCCAATGGTGCAGATGATTTGCAGGCAGCCACTAAATTTTACGTAGACAACACCAGTTACGCTTCAGAGTCCAATCTATTTGTGAGCACCAGAGGTGATGATAGAATGGATGGTGTGCCACCAGATAAGGTAGGCAGATCATTCAGTTACGCATACAAAAGTATCAATGCTGCTTGTGTGAAAGCTGAAGAAATCATGCTGGCCACTCCAGTGGAGTTAGGACCTTACACTCAGACCATCACTTATGATGATGGAGCCAGTGATTCGGTGGTGGTCACAGAAGGTGTCACCAGCGGCAGCGGTTACAACAATGTGAAATTGTTGATAGACGCCAACAGAACATTCATTATCAAACAGATGATAGGCTTTGTGAATGCTACCTATCCCAACTTTACCTATGATGAATTGATTTGTGAAAGAGATTTAGGATATATTCTGGATGGTATTGTGATTGATGTGTTGGCAGATCTCAATTCCAATGTTCGCAGCATTCAAGCAGGTATCAGATACTACAGCAATGTGAGTGCTGCCAAGGCCATCAATCAGCAACTCACAGAAACACTGGCAGGTATCAACTATGCCAAAAGCATCACCAACACTGTGTTACAAAATAATGCTGTGACCCCTATCTATGACGCAGGTTACACTCAGACATTTGATGCACCCAGCACTGTGAACTCCACAGGCAGAGCATCAGTGGGAGCAAAATTTGACATCATCACCAACATCATTCAGAATGGTATCAGCAGTGCTCCACCAGAAGTGGAAGGCAGCACTTATACACTGACCATTGACAACGGTGGATTTGGCAATGTGGATCAAAATGATCCCAGCAATCAAGATTTAATTCCAGGCAAATTAATCAGAGGCAAGACCACAGGTGCCATAGGCAGAATTGTTTCTGTCACAGCAGGCGGCGCAGCAGACACAGTGGAAGTGATATTGATTGAACCATTGGAGTTTTTAGTGGGTGAAGGTTTGGAATTTGCTTCACAATTCAAACGCAACAACATCACCATCAGAGTGGAGAGCGGTACCTATCTGGAAGATTTTCCCATCAGAGTGCCAGATGGAGTCAGCATCAAAGGTGATGAATTTAGACGAGTGATCATCAAACCCAAGAATAGAATTTCACAATCTCAGTTTGCCAACACATATTTCTACAGAGATCTAGTGATAGATGGTCTCACAGTGACCACCACCAACTTTGGACGTCACTATCTAGCCAATCCCACTGCAGTGGTCAACACTGGTGTGAGCTACAACAACGTGGGTGGTTATGACACTCAGGCTTTGACAATATTAAATGCCAAACCTGCCATACAGACTGCTGTGGTGAATTATGTGAATTCATTGTTGAGCCCCAGCTCGCTGAACGCTGCCAACGAAGCTAGAAATCGCAGAGAAACCGGCTTGATCGTGGATGCCATATTCTCAGATTTGAAGACTGGTGGCAATGAAAAAATATTGGAAGTGCAAGGCAACTTCTACAACTCAGGACTGATTGCCCAAGAGCAAGCAGGCATCAGCTATATTGCTACCTATATCAATGCCTCAGTGATTGCATCTGCTTCTGCAACCATTAAAAACATTGTCACTGCACAGATGGCTCGTGTGGTGTATGCATTCAATGGTTCATACAATCCTCCCAAACACAACAGAAACATGGATATGTTCCTCATGGGAGAAGCTACCATTTTGAGAAATATCAGTTCGCAAGGTCAAGGTGGATTCATGTGCGTGTTGGATCCTGCTTCACAAATTTTAAACAAATCACCTTACATTCAAACAGCTTCCAGTTTTTCTGCCAGCATCAACACTCAAGCATTCCGAGGTGGTATGTTTGTGGATGGTTCATGCGGCAACATACCCATCAACATCACCAATGTGGTTAACCCATTCGAATTGGATGTGGATAGCAACGCTGGTCAAGGATTATTCATAAGAAAACCACTCACTCCCACTGCGTTCTATATTGATGGTGTGAGATATCAAGTGGATGCGATCAAAAATTATGACGGACCAGCAGGCACAGCAACTTTATTGTTGAATGCCAGCAGCAATGGCGGATCAGGCTTTGTGATCACTTCACCCATTCCTTACACCACTATTCTACAGACAGCAGGCAACAGATCCATGTTGGCCAATGACTTCACACAGGTGAACGACTTGGGTTATGGTCTTTTGGTTACCAATGGTGCATTGTCTGAACAAGTGAGCACATTCACTTACTACTGTCATGCTGCCTACATGGCATTGAATGGAGGACAGATTAGATCTTTGAACGGCAGTAATGCCAATGGTGTGTATGGATTAGTGGCTCAAGGTTCAGATCCTTTGGAAGTTCCAGATGATGTGGATCTAGTACGCAACATGGCACAAGTGGCCAAAGTGTATGATGATGGAGCCACTTATGATCACCCATTGCTGGCACTGAGCATTTATGTGTACGATTTAGAATACGTACCTCACAACAGATCTGAAATTGAAATAGATCACGATCCTTTGGATTCATCTGTGACTCTGGGCATACAAAGATATGAAGTGGCCAGTGTGGAATTGGTATCACCACCCATCACAGTGACAGGTCCTTCTGTCACACGTAATGGCACAGTGTACAAATTAAATCTCAGCACTGCTGGCACTGACAATGCTTCCACCACAGGACTCAAAGCAGTGTTGTCTAATCAACAGAACGTGACCATCAGAGCCAGTCAATCGCATCAATTCAGCAACGTGGGTAATGTATCACCCACACGTCCCAGCACAGCATTGGTGTTCTATGATGACACCACTGATATAGTTTATAGAACCACAGCATTCAATACCACCAACGCAGTGGGCACAGCATTGCCATCCAACAACGTGATTGCTTCTTTTGATACCACATTTGATTCTGTAAGATTACAAATACGACCAGCATCAGCTGTGTTGAGCACCTACGCTGGCGCAGGTACCACCATGGGAGCCACAGCAGGCGACGTGGTGTTGGCCATTGAACAAATCACTGAAGCTGTGGACATTACCAGATTAAACACAGGCAACATGAGCTTTGGTTGGGCAGGTAAAACACACAGAGTCACAGGCTATGTGGACCGAGGCACTTATGCCACTGTGAGCATTGTGGATCTCAGCAATATTAATATCTCAGGACCAGCAGCGGGAATTCAAGAACCATTGGTGCGTGGTGCTGGCACAGAAAACATTGTGTTGCGTTGCGGACTATTGGCTGGTGCCAATGCAGACATCACCATTAAAATTTCCACTTGTAGAGCCACAGGACACGATTTCTTAGACATTGGCACAGGGTCATTCAACAACAGCAACTACCCCAATAATATTTTTGGTGATCCCACAGCATTGCCTGCACAAGAAAATGAAGTGGATGAACGAGGCAAAGGTAGAGTGTTCTATGTGAGCACCGATCAAGACGGTGTGTTCCGAGTGGGAAGATTCTTCACAGTGGATCAAGGCACAGGATCAGTCACATTCTCAGCTTCTATTGCACTGAGCAACTTGGATGGATTAGGATTCAAACGAGGAGTGGTGGCATCAGAATTCAGCACAGACTCTGCTATGACAGACAATGCTTCCGATACCATACCCACAGAATCAGCTGTGCGAGGCTATGTGGATCGTAGATTACATTACACACAAGGCAGTTCATTGGTGGGCAATCCTATTGGACCTGGTGCCATTGCCAGAGATGGAACCACCAGTTTCACTGCTGATATCAGTGCAGGCGGATTCAAATTGATCACATTGGGTGCTCCTACAGCATCACAAGACGCTGCCAACAAAGCCTATGTGGACAATACTTTGTACGCCAGCGATCAAGTGGAGAATTTAAGAAACGTGGATATTGCAGGTTTTGCAGCCAATCAAATATTGGTGTTCAATGGCAGAAAAAGAATATTCACCACACCAGAAACAGGCGGATTGTTTGCAGTGGGCAACACCATCACTGGCAGCAGCACTGGTTCAGTAGCCACCATCGTAGATTATGAATCAGTGGTATTGCCAGGCACTTTGAATGCAAGACGCATCACATACAGTTTGGTTTCAGGTCCTGATTTCAGCACATTGGATTCTGTCAGCACAGGAGGCGGAGTTTCTGCACAGGTGATAGATGGACCAATGAACGAATTGGCCAATGGAGTGATGAGCGGCAGCACAGACATTTCAATCACTGCCACAAGAACCACAGCACAAACAGATTTAAACTTGCAAATAGTGGCCGGCAGTATCATCAATGCAGACGTGAATGCAACCGCAGCCATTCAACAGAGCAAGTTGGCCATGAATGCGGCCACCACACGTGCCAATGCCACAGGCATCAGTCAGGCAGATCTTGGATTGGCTAGCTTTGACTCGGGCGATTTTACAATTACCAACGGTTGGGTCACATTGGCTTCAGGTGCAGTGGATCTAGCAGATTTACCCAATCTCACACAGTATCAAACTTTTGGTAAGAACACCTCAGGTTCAGGTGCTCCCACCATCGTCAGCTATGCAGATGTGGTCAGCAATGGATTGGGATTAGAAGACGGAGACTTCACCAGTATAATTGCTGCAGCATCAGATCCAGGCGAAGCCTTGATCAAAACTGGCACTGGCACCTACGGTATAACCAATGTGAGCACCACAGGAGAAGTCAACAGCATCGTTAAGTCAGATGCCACAGGCGTTGTGGATGTGGCACAGTTGAAAGTGGATGGATTCAAATTAATTGACAGCAACACTGGTACCAACACCAGCATATTCACCACCAGAGGCAATGTGGATTTCCTCACAGCACAAGGTGCTACTGTGGCAGGTACCACACTGGTATTCACTGGTAGAAAATTTGAGTTTGGTGGCAGCACAGTGAGCAATTCACCCACTGCAGACACACTGCAATCATTGCCAGCCAATGAAGGCAGAGGCATAGCCACTCCTCACTTGTTCACTAGATTTATTGAGACTGATACTGTTGAATCAGGCGGCACAGGTATTGCATTTGGAACCGGTGGAGGCACATTTGCAGGCGCAGGCAAGATCAGCATTGTGTTGGCAGGAGATGTGCCATTCATATTCGCTGGTGACGCAGATGATTCCACCAGCGTGACTCCAGGCATGTATCCCGATACCGACAATGCTTACACCATTGGTAATGCTTCAGCCAGATATGCCACCATATATGCCACTGTGTTTCACGGCACAGCAACCAACGCACTGTACGCTGACTTGGCAGAGAAATATTTGGCAGACCAGGAATATGATTCGGGCACTGTGTTGCAGTTTGGTGGCGACAAAGAAGTTACCATTGCCACAGAGGCCAACACCAATAAGATAGCAGGTGTAGTGACCACAGCACCAGCATTTTTGATGAATGATCAATTGAATGAACCCAACACAGTGGCAGTGGCACTGCAGGGTCGTGTGCCATGCAAGGTCATTGGAAAAATTGCCAAAGGTGACATGCTGGTGGCCAGTGCAATGCCAGGTGTGGCCTGTGCAGCCGAAGGTGAAATTAAAATAGGCACAGTGATTGGTAAATCGCTGGAGCATTATGATTCAGATCAGGTGGGTGTGATTGAGATTGCGATAGGTAGATAAACATGGCCAAAAAGACAGTGAACATAGGCACATCTGCGAACAAGGGCAATGGTGATCCATTGCGCACAGCGTTTGGAAAAATCAACGATAATTTTGATGAGTTATATACTTCTGTTGATAGTCTACAGTCCAGCGACGCTGACTTAACTGCCATTGCTGCACTAACTGGAACTAGCGGATTCTTAAAGAAAACTGCTGCCAATTCTTGGGCACTGGATACTAACACATATACCACTCTTACTGGAACAGAAACATTAACGAATAAAACAATTAATTTAACTTCTAATACATTATCTGGCACAACTGCACAATTTAATACAGCATTGAGTGATGATAATTTTGCCACATTAGCTGGAACAGAAACATTAACGAATAAAACTTTTACTCTTGCTCAAAGTGGTGGTACAAGTGCATATGCAACTAAAAGAGTTTTACAATACAACGAAGGAACTGGAGTAATTACATATAGTAATAAATTAGATGCTGTAAGTCCATACATCACAGGATATGGTTCAGAAATTCACGTTAGTCCAGTTGCTCTTGATAACACAGGTAATGGAACCATTGGCGATCCAGTTAAGACTATTGCTAAAGCATTAGAATTGGCTGCACTTGCTTTCGAAACAACAGCAGTTGGTCAAAGAAAAACAATTATTCTACATCCAGGAGATTATGTAGAAAATGTCACACTTGATACTCAATATATTGTTTTAACTACACACGAATCAATAGGTAAAAATACATCTCTTTCTGGCACATTAACTGTTTCAAAAGGTTGTACTGTTAATGGACTGAAGATGACAAATCTTGTTATTTCAGCAACTTCAGCAACAGGCTCAGTTGATATTATTAATTGTACAGTGACAACAGCAACTACAAAAACATCAAGTGCATATACAAATTTTAGATTATGCGATTTATCTTCATCTACATTAAGTATTACTGGTGCTGGCTCAGTCGTGCTGAATGGTGGTAATTTTGGTGCTGTCACTGTAAATAATGCGGCCGCTGGAGTTTTGGCTAAATCAGTTATTACAATGGCACCAGTGACTTTAACAGCAGGAATATTACAACTTGCTGACACAGTTATCTACTCTGCTACTAATACATCTAATGCTATAACTCAAAGTGCTGGATCATTTTTAACAGTAAACAATTGCCAAACATTAATACCTGATTTATCAAACGTAGCAAGAAATAGTTTTGGCGGATATTATTCTATTCTTCATTCTGTTTATGATAAAACAAACTCTACATTCGGTGGCATTTCACTGGCAGCTATTTCATACAGTCAGTATATCAATGCTGATAGATTGATTTTGGCATCAGGTGGGCAAATAACATTCCCAGACGCTACGACACAGACCACAGCCTGGA